TATAGGCCTGTAGCTCAGGTGGTTAGAGCGCACCCCTGATAAGGGTGAGGTCGGCAGTTCGAATCTGCCCTGGCCTACCAATTATCTCCGTGTAGCGCAACCGGATAGCGCAACAGCCTTCTAAGCTGTGGGTTGTAGGTTCAAGTCCTACCGCGGAGGCCAAAAAGTTTCGGGCCTATAGCTCAGTTGGTTAGAGCCGCGCCCTCATAAGGCGTTGGTCCTTGGTTCGAGTCCAAGTGGGCCCACCAATAAATAGTAATATCATAGAGCGGATATCAATCATGAAAATCTTGAAGGAACTAAACCTAAACGAAGTAAAAGAATTTATCGACAAACAATCACCTCAAACTAAGATATATCTCGGGTGCGATTCCGAAAGATTCAAATTGTATGATGAATGGTACGCTGATTACACTATTGCTATCTGCGTACACATTGATGGTAGACATGGTTGTAGAGTGTTTGGTGAAGTAACTAGAGAAAGAGACTATGACCAACGTAAAGACCGTCCGTCATTAAGATTGATGAACGAAGTGTACAAAGTAGCAGAAGTGTTCGCTAAACTAAAAGAAGTGATCGCTGACCGCCAGATAGAAGTTCACTTAGATATCAATCCTGATAAGATTTATGGATCATCTTGTGTAGTACAGCAAGCAGTTGGATACATCCGCGGTACTTGCAACGTGATTCCTTTTGTAAAACCTGATGCTTTTGCGGCTTCAATTGCGGCTGATAGGGGCATGAGTTTGTTACAACAACAAGGATAGTACGATATTCGTTGAAGCATGTAATAGGAAGTTTGGACGGCGGTTCGATTCCGCCCAGCTCCACCAATAGTACATTTACTGTACTATATCATACACTAAGTGTATTATTGATGGGGCTGACCAGGGTTCGACAGGCGACTGAAGGCATGTGGAGAATCAGTCAAAGCAGAAGACTGTGAGGGTTGGGGATTCCCGGCCGAAGAAGCAAAAAATATAATTGCAAACGACAATTATTACACTGAGGAACTTCGCCTAGCGGCGTAAACTCACGGGGCTGGTCACCTTGTAATCAAACGACTAAGGAAGGGACTTCGGTCCCTTCCTTTTTGCCTGCGATAAATACAACTATGAATATTACTGAACTCGACAAATTTAAACTTGAAGACGCGGTTAAAATTGCTGTATTAAATGAAATATTAAAAAAATAAAGGGTATTTAAAATGAAAAAATATGTATTTGTACCAGTAGTACTGGTAGTAAGTTTACTTGCAATTGCAGGTTGTCAAACGCAAAAAACGCAAGTTAACAGCGATCCAGTGACATTAGGATTGCAAGTCACTAATAAAGGTGATCAAGCATTCAAATGTAATCAAACATTTGCAGTAGACAAGAAAGATGTTACCACTGTTGTTGGTGTAGGAGAAACTGTAAATTTGCAGTCTAACACACATGCTCCTTCAGGCTCAATTTTTACGTGTTATATTACTCCACCTACATCAGTAAAACAACCTGATCCAGCCAACGGTAATTTTGCAATGTCATATGGTTATTGGAGTAACTCAGCACACGTAACGTGTGACAACAATTGCAACAGAGGTTATCCTACTGAATCTGTACACTACACAGGTAACAATTGGAAATATACAGCAACTTTTGCTAAACCAGAATCAGAACCTTACAACTCAGTAGTGATTACAACAGGACCCAAAGACTGGACTGACGAATAAAATTTATGGGGTACGGCCTCCTTTTCTGCATTTAAAACAATAGAGAATAAATACTATTATGCAGATTACCGAACTCGACAAATTTAAACTTGAAGACGCGGTTAAGTTTCACGATGAACTTAATCCCTTATTGTTCCATGGCACTAAGTTAAAGCCTGTTATCAAACATCAGTTACAAGAGATTGCCAAAGATTTTATAGAATTCATGGGTATTCCAAAATTAGCAATCGAAGATGTGATCATCACAGGTTCTAATGTTGCGTACACATACACTCCCCACTCAGATATCGATCTTCACCTTCTAGTTGATTTCAGTAAACTACCCGATAACGAAGTCTATCAAGAATTGTTTAACGCTAAAAAGAGCCTATACAATAACACTTATGATATCACAGTCAGAGATATCCCTGTAGAACTTTACGTACAAGATACAGCACAGCCACACGTTAGTCTAGGTGAGTATAGTCTAGTAAAGGACAAGCTAACACGTATTCCAACAAAGAAACGTGCAAACTTAGATCAAGTTGCAACAGCCGCAAAGTTTGAGAAACTAGAAGAACTGTGCATAGAAGCATTGAAATCTAATAGCTTACCAAAAGTTCAAAGAGTGCTGGACGTGATCAAAAGATATAGACAAGCTGGCTTAGACAAGCACGGTGAGTTTGGTCCTGAGAACCTAGCATTCAAAGCGATACGTAGCAAAGGTTATTTCCAAAAATTACATGACCACAAGAACGCATTAAAGTCCGAGCAACTTTCCATCGAAGAAATGATGAAGCGTAAACGATTTGAAGAATCAGTAGGCATCGAAAAGATCCTAAACAAACCCACGCCTACTGTAGACGACCTAGTTAAGAAATATAATGTTACTAGACAAGAAGTGTTGAAACAGTTAGACGCAGGTATCAAAATAGAAAAAGAACACACTAGTGACCGTGAAGTTGCAAAGCAAATCGCATTAGATCATCTAGGAGAGAAACTTGAGTATTATGAGTTGCTATCAAAATTTGATGAATCTATAATGAGATATGGTCCAGAAAAGTTTGATCAATATGGAATGCCTGATTATAGTTTGTACCTGAACCTGATTGATAAATTAGCAAAGAAAGGGTACAAACGTACAGACATTCTTAAATTCTTAATGTCTAAGTTCGATGAAGTTGATTCACGTGATGCCAGAGAACTTATGATTAGATATCAAATTATGAATCCTAGAACTGCTTGGATCAAAGAGGGAGCATCAGGTTATATACCCTCAGAGAAAGAAAAGAATGATCCAAGATTCAAGATGGCTCTCACGGTAGATATCAAACCCGATACTATGCAAAAGAATGCAAAGAAGCTGGGTTGGAACATCAAGCGTGACGGCAGACCTCCCCTTCTTAGAAAATAATGCTTGACTTTTACCCAATGAGGCATTATCATTATGGGTATGAGTGAGACAAAGTTTACAAATGCTATCGAAGCTAGAGCATATCTAGACCAAGTTTATCGACAGATCAAGGACCTTCCCTTCAATGCTGATATCCGTAGACTTTGGGACAACTGCTCAAAGCAAGTAGAAGTCTTGTCTACTATGGAAGTTTCTGCTAGACGCACAGGTAAAGACCATAAAGTGCGTGAGTATCTAGCAGATATGCACAAAAACATCGAAAACGTGGAAAAATGGGTAATTATGCTCAAATTGATGGCTTGAGCGTTCGTAAGTCATTGATTTTAAATGGACAAAAAGTTGAAAAAAATGCTAAAAAAGGCTTGACATTACCCCTCGATTCCACTATACTTAGTCTTGTAAGTTAAACAAACGGAGTGAAATAAATGTCTCAATTTTCTGATACTCTGACAGTTACAACTGTCCAAGCACGGAAAGCAATCAGCACTGCTTTCCAAATCAAGCGTCCTATCTTTATCTGGGGTCCTCCCGGTGTTGGTAAGTCTGAAGTTGTTCAGGACATCACTAATGAAATGAACGGTTTCATGATTGATCTGCGTATGGCGCAGATGGAGCCAACTGATATTCGTGGTATCCCTTTCTATAACAAAGATTCTGGCAAGATGGATTGGGCTCCCCCAGTCGATCTTCCTGATGAAGAACTTGCTAGCCAGTACCCAATCGTGGTATTGTTCCTCGATGAAATGAACTCTGCGGCTCCTGCTGTACAGGCTGCGGGCTATCAGTTGATTCTCAATCGCAGGATTGGCAAGTACAAACTGCCTGATAACGTTGTTATCGTTGCGGCAGGTAACCGCGACAGCGACAAGGGTGTTACTTATCGTATGCCCATGCCACTCGCTAATCGTTTCTTGCATATCGAGGTTCGTCCTGACTTTACGTCTTGGCAAGACTGGGCAGTAAACAAAGGCATCCACAAGGATGTTGTTGGTTACTTGTCTTTCTCTAAGCAGGACTTGTACGATTTTGATAGCAAGTCTAGTTCACGTGCGTTTGCTACTCCACGTAGCTGGTCGTTTGTGAGTGAACTTCTTGCAATCGAAGAAGACCACGATACCCTTCACAACCTTATCTCAGGTACTGTTGGTGAAGGTTTGTCTACTAAGTTTCTAGCACACCGCAAGGTAGCAAGCAAACTACCCAACCCTACTGATGTTCTTTCAGGTAAGGTGACTGAATTGCAAGTCAAAGAGATCAGTGCTATGTATTCACTCACTGTCTCTATGTGCTATGAACTCAAGGATGCCCTTGAAGTTGACAAGGTAGACAGCAAGAAGTTCCACGAACTGTGCGACAACTTCTTTAAATTCATGATGGACAACTTTGAAACTGAGTTGGTTGTCATGGGTGCAAAGATCGCACTGAAAACTTACTCGCTTCCGATTGAACCCACACAGTTGAAGAACTTCAACGATTTCTATCAGAAGTACGGTAAGTACATCGTTCAGACTCCTAAGTGAGTCTAACCGGGAGGGCGGGGTCCGAGACATACCTCGCTCTCCCTTCTTTTAAGGCTTGACATTTGTCTCCAAAGGCAGTATAATTAGTATATTAAATCGCAATAGAGGTTCATATGTCTACTATCACTGACAGCATCGACGGTAAAGCAAACGAGTCTAAATTCGCTCACCTTGTTGGTCCTACTGATCCTAAGGTAGATCATGAAGCACGTGAGCGTTTGATCACTGCCCGTATTGCTCTATTGATGAACCATTCGTTTTTTGGTAATCTCGCTACTCGTCTCAAGCTGGTAAATGCTGACGAGTGGTGCCCAACTGCCGCTACTGAAGGCAAGCATTTCTACTACAATTCACGTTTCATCATGATGCTGAAGCCCGGCGAAGTGATCTTTCTGGTCGCTCATGAGGTGCTTCACGTTGTTTACGATCACATGGGTCGCCGTGATGATCGTGATCCTAAACTTTGGAACATTGCAGATGACTACTGCGTCAACGCTGACCTCAAGAAACATAAAGTAGGTGACTTTATCACTACTGTTCCCTGCTTGTATGATCCTAAGTATGCAGACAAGCCTGCTGAAGAAGTGTACGATATCCTGTATGAGAATGCAGAAAAGATCGATATCAATGACTTGATCCAGCAATTGCTTGACGAGCATCTTGATGATGATGAAGATGGTGAAGGTGACGGTGATGCTGACGGTGAGGGCGATGGTAATAGCAAGCGTCCCAAACTGAGCAAAGAGGAGCGTGAGCAACTCAAGCAAGAAATCAAGCAGGCTATCATTAATGCCGCACAAGGTGCTGATGCAGGTTCTGTTCCTGGTAACGTGCAACGCATGATTAAGCAGATGACTGATCCTGTCATGCCCTGGCGTGACCTCATTCAATCTAATTTGACTAGCACTCTGTCTAACGATTACTCTTTTAATAAGATTAATCGCAGGGGCTGGCATATGGATGCAATCTTGCCTGGTATGATTCCCGGTGAATTGATTGACGTTGATATTTTTATTGACTTGTCTGGTTCTATTGGCTACGACCAAGGTTCTGCATTCTTGTCTGAAGTAAAAGCAATGATGGAATCGTTCACTAACTACAATCTGCACGTACATTGTTTTGATACGGCTGTGTACAATGCTAAGACGTTTAGTAGCGATAACCTAGAGGATATCGAAGACTACGAAATGATGGGCGGTGGCGGCACCGACTTTGATTGCATCTTTAACTACCTCAAATCAGAAGGTCGTGTACCCAATCGTTTGATTGTTTTCACTGACGGTTATCCCTGGGGTAGCTGGGGCGACCCTGACTACTGTGATACTACTTGGATCATTCACGGTGACCCTAACCCGAATCCCCCGTTCGGTACTTATGCAATCTATGACGACCATAAGCGTAGAAAGGCTGCATGACAACTGACTTTAATTGGATCTATGAGTCACCAGACGGGGGTGCAACCGTGTATAGAAGACGTGCGGGTGAACCTATCAGTACTAGAGAGTTAGCTAGTGTTAGCCCAGAACACCTAGAAGAAAAAAGGTTCCATGAACGCTGGCACAAGTTTAGAGATATGCTGGAACTAGCAAAAACTAATCCAGCACTAGAAAAGATGTTGCATCAAGCAGAGATGTATTATGAGTTGTCCAAATGAAAATTAGAATCAATCATAATTCGTTTTTAAAATCGAAACGCAAATTAAATTTCTGCCCTGAACATTTTACTAAAACTTCTATCAAAGCAGATAGAGATCAGATGCTATGGGTATTTGAAAACACTAACAACAGGTTTGCAGTCTATAGCCCTGAAAAGGCTACGGATGAAGAAAAGATGGATTTTCTTTTAGCTTTTGAAAACAGATTGCAACTGGCTTTTGAAGATCCTCAAGAAGCCATGCTATGCGAATTAAAATGGTCCTAATATGTATCTCTGTATCTGTAATGCAGTTAAACAGGGTGAAGTAGACAAGTATCATTTGATTGGAACCAAGTGCGGTAAGTGTGTTGAAAATTGTCCAAAAGAAAAACGGGTAACCGAACCCGAGAAAATATTTTTTCAAGCACCTTTAACACAGTAAATACATTAGATAGTTTATACAGGAGAATACTATGAGTTTTTTAAGACACGTTGGTAAACACGGAGATCGCAAAGTAGCGGTAGTATTCCGTGAAGTTCCAAACGAAGAACATATGTGTTTGGTTGTTTATACTCAACTACTAAACCAAAACATTCATGACCCTATGATGCAGTGCATCGAGGGTGACATTGGTCAAAATAGTGATGAACTAGCCAATGCATTGAATCGTCAATTCACAAGGGCAGGGGAGCCAATTCTTCAAGTACTGCATCGTGAGGGTATGCTCAAGAAAGTACGTACCGAAGAAGTCGTTATGACACCGCAACCTAACACCCAGATTCGGTTAGATGAACTTAACAAGATTCTGCGTGATATGAAAGCAGGTGAGGAAGCAACAAAGCGTCTAGCGGAAGCAGATTCGTCATTGGGTCTACAAGATCCTGCTGATGTAAGACGTAGAAAAGAGGGGCTAATCGGGGAAAAAGAGCGTCCAATGCCAACTGCTGGTACTAATGATGTACTATCTAACGAAGGTCTTGCACAGAACTTAATGGCGCAAGCACAAAAGATGGAAGCAGAAGCAAAAGGGCTCATGGCTGAATCTAAAAGATTACTAGATGAAGCGAAAGCATTACTACCTAAGCCCGCAAAGGTTACTAAACCTAGGGCAACAACAAAAAAGAAAACGACAGCAGTAAAAGCGTAAAGGAGTTAAAATGTCGAACTCCGTGAACATCCAACAGTGGGAACAGTTGCTTGAGGATGTTGAAAAGCATAAAATTCCTGTAGAGTTTCTTAAAAAACTTGTAGTAAAGCTAGTAGGAAAGAGACAGATGACTATCAATATTGAAAAGTTGTTTAAGCAAGGTCTTGATCCTGATATGGTTGAACTGTCGGTTGGAAGGCAATTAGAAGAAATAGAACCAATGATCACTAACATTGATTTTGTTTTGAACGTAGAAAAAATTGCTGAGTCAGTACAACCGCAAACTGATATGATCCTTAAGGATCTGTGATTAGTAGTAATATGCGCTGTAAAATCAAATTGCCCTGGGGGAAACTTCAGGGCGATCCATATAAACCTGGAATATAATCAAATGAAACAATATCACGATTTGCTTGAAGATATCCTCGCCAATGGCGAACGTAGAGACGACAGAACCGGCGTAGGTACACTCAGTGTATTTGGTCGTCAGTTACGTTTTGATCTACGTGATAGTTTTCCTGCTATCACTACAAAGAAACTTGCATGGAAAGCATGTAAGGGTGAACTGCTTTGGTTCCTCGAGGGTAGCAGAGACGAACGTAGACTAGCAGAGATCACACACGGTACAAGAGAAGGTCCTGTCACTATCTGGACTCCTAACGCACTTGCTCCATATTGGAAAGACAAAGCAGAGTTTGAAGGTGATCTAGGTCCTGTATATGGGGTACAATGGCGTAGTTGGATCACCCACAAGCCTGCAGGTACACCTGATATCGATGACGACTATGGCAAGTACTGGTCAGACCCGGTGTTTGAGTCTATTGATCAGATTGCAGAATTGATTGAAGGATTGAAAACTAATCCTTATTCACGTAGACATATCTTATCTGCATGGAACGTATCAGAACTAGATATGATGGCTCTTCCGCCGTGTCACGTGATGTCTCAGTACTACGTAAGCAAGAATAACGAACTAAGTTGTCATATGTATCAGAGGTCTGTAGACACGTTCTTAGGGCTTCCTTTCAACATTGCAAGTTATGCTTTGTTGACTCACATGATCGCACAAGTCTGCGACATGAAAGTTGGGGAGTTAGTTATCTCTACGGGCGATACTCACATTTACAATGATCACGTTGATCAAGTCAAAGAACAGTTAAGCAGAGAAGAATATCCATTGCCTACACTTTGGTTAAATCCGGGCGTAAAAGATATTGACAAGTTCACTATGGATGATGTAAAATTAGTAAACTATCAAAGTCACGGACCAATCAAAGCAACAATGGCGGTATAATGAAAGACGAAAAAGATGCAGTAGAAATCTTAGTACACAAGATCAGCATGGGTGATGTAGAAGACCCCGATATTATGGTAGCACAGCCCATCTACGAATGGCAACAAACTGATGCAGGTAAATGGGTCATGGAGAAAAGTAATCCTACTGCTAAATGGGTGAGAGGAAACAACCCTTATACATACGGCCACGAATATAAAATATATGGCTACTTTACACCTGAAGAAGCCTGTTTTTGGAGATTGAAGTTTGAATAGACTAGAACTTATTAGTAAGTTAAATCCGCATCTGTTAAAATTAATCGACATTGTTAACGATGTGGGTGTTCCTATGGAAGGTAGTTTATTTTTTGACGATCAGGTTAGGGATATTAATATAGATCAAATCGATGTTTATAAGTACGAGAAGGCATTATCTCTTTATAGATTTTCACAAGATAAGAGTAACATACTAGAAATAGGTTTCAATTCTGGTTTTAGCGCATTAGTATTCTTGCTATCAAACGATACAGTCAAAGTTACCTCAGTTGATGTATGCTCATATCCATATATACCGCCGTGTTACGAATATCTTAGAAGTGTGTTTGGAGATAGAATAAAATTATTACCCGGTAGTTCTGTTGATGTACTGCCTGATTTATTTAAAGAACAGACCTTTGATAGTTACTTCATCGATGGTGGACATAGTGATGAAGTTACCGGCGCAGACTTTAATAATATCATCGATAATGCGACAGATAAGTCAGAAATACTTGTGGATGATTACAACTTTCCACTCATAGAAAGAATCGTACTAAGGCATGTATTAAACGACCAAATAGAAATATTAACTGAAAATAAAGAAAACATAACTGTAAGAGTAAAAAAATGAGAATCTTAATCACAGGTGGTCTAGGATTGATAGGTCACAACGTAGCTATCAGGTTACTTAAAGCAGGTCATGAAGTTTATATCACAGACACTATGACCAACTATGGAATCATTCCTCAGGATGAGATCGAATATCTCACAAGTGAGAGAAGGAAAAAAATCAAAGATAGTTTAGAGGGCGATCAAACATTTGGTTGGTCAACTTACGATATCAGTGATGCTTCTCAGATGCATACGCTGTTTGATTACTTCAAGCCTAACATTGTGATTCACATGGCAAGTTTCCCTAGACAGAAAGTAGTCAATGCTGATCCAGCTATGGGCGCTAGAGTGATGAGTGAGGGCTTGCTAAACTTGTTAGAAGCGAGCAAACGTTTCAATGTTAGCAAGTTTGTTTACATCAGTTCTAGCATGGTATACGGCGACTTCACTGATGATGTTACTGAAGATGCTATCTGCAATCCTCAAGGTCAGTACGGCATCATGAAACTTGCAGGCGAGTGGTTAGTTAAAGACTACAGCCGCAAAGGGTATTTCAATCACGTGATCATCCGTCCTAGCGCAGTATATGGACCGCTTGATGTAGAAGATCGTGTTATCGCAAAGTTCATGCTTACTGCTATGCGTGGAGAAGCGTTGAAAGTAAATGGAGCTAGTGAGACATTAGACTTTACTTATGTAGACGATGCCGCAGATGGCATCGTTGCGTCTGCACTAAGTGACAATACTAATAACAAAACTTATAATATCACAAAGAGCCATAGCAGAACTTTACTAGATGCCGCACACTTGGCTGTAAAGATTGTGGGTAGTGGAACTATCGAAGTCAGAGACAGAGATTTAGATTTTCCTAGCAGGGGAGCCCTCAGTATTGAGCAAGCAAGAAAAGACTTTGGATTCAATCCTAAAGTTGATGTGGAAGAAGGTTTTCAGATTTACTATGATTGGCTATCATCTTCTGCATTCTGGAAAAAGAAACTAAACAGTTAATGCAAATACCTCATTTCGGTGTCCAACGACAGTATAACAATCTAAAAGATGAACTGTTAGATGCGTCTGACAGGGCGCTGTCTTCTGGATGCTGGAATAACGGTCCGTATTCTGTAGAGTTTAGTGATTGGTTAGGTAACAGAACCAAAGCCAACCATGCTATCTTATGTCATAGTGGTACGCAAGCACTAGAGATCATGGCAGAGTACGAGCGAAGAAAATATCTAGAAGATCCGGACTATCATAGGATCCGTATACCTAACATAACATTTCCTGCAACAGCAAATGCTTTCTTAAAAGCAGGATTTAAAGTTGAGTTGTGTGACGTAGACAACAACGGTATTTTACCCATGAATCAGCCCGGAACTGATATATTACTTTCGTGTTATGTGGGCTTGTATGGTGCACCAATCGATGTACCAAGCTCCAATCAAACGTTTGCTCTAAATTATATTGACGGGGCACAGCACTGGTTGATTGCAGACGGCAATATCGGTGACGGTATGGCTATCAGTTTCGACCCTACAAAAAATCTACCTGCGTCAGGTAACGGTGGTGCGTTAGTCACCGACTCTCATGACCTTGCACTTTTCGCAGATGCTTACGTCAATAACGGAAAACCCTTCAACGCACACTACGGCACGAATAGCAAGATCAGTGAGCAAGATTGTGCCCAGCTGTTAGTGCGTACTCAGTATATCGATCAGTGGCAAGAGCGTAGAAAGCAGATCAGATTATATTGGATCAACAGATTCAAGAACATACACCCAGACTTAAGATGCATGAGCGCAGGGTTTGATCGTCACGCAGATCAGAAGTTTGTACTACTCACGCATGAACACAGAGACAGTCTAATGGAACACCTTATGGAAAAGGGTATCGAAATCAGAGTTCACTACGATAGAGTTATATCTGAGATGCCTATAGGTCTTTTGTGCAACACCAAACCAGACTTTACTAGTAAAAGTCATGTGATTTCTAGGGCAGTTCTTAGCCTTCCTATCTATCCCGAACTTACTGATACTGAAGTAGAATACATCGCAGACAGCGTTATCGAATACTTTCAGTAAATCCTTATAGCTTTCCCCAAACGATAAATACAATATAATATTGGGAACATGCTATGGCACAACAAATCATTAACATTGGTACTCTACCCAACGATGGTCAAGGTGACCCGTTAAGAGTTGCGTTTGGTAAGATCAATAACAATTTCAGTCAACTCTATAACACAGGTTGGTTATCTACTGACTCTTATACTACAGGAAATACTGCTGGTCAGGTGATTTTTGAAGCACCTGCTAATGCTTTTTCTCTAGGTCAGTTCTTTATCAAATCAAACGACCCGGGTACTATCAATCAACAAGACATCAAACTAGATGCACAATTGAGTGCTAATAGTACAGCAGTAAAGTTTACTGCTTATGGTACGACACAATGGGGAGATCCTGTTGTCACAAATTATGATATGGATGTGTCTGGCGGCAATGTAAGAATTTTAGTATCTCCCAATACAGCAACAGTCTCTAGCCAGTCACTTTATCATTTTATCACATACCAAGTTGCATATCAGGGAGACGCTCCTGAAGGCTTGCCTATCGCATTAGACGGATATGTTGATTCATTAATGTCTACAGAGACAGCAGAACCTATCACAACAGAAGAAACCCCATAATGAGAGCAAAAGAGTTTATAACAGAAGTCAAAAAAGGTTACGTATCTAAACGTCAACGATACGCTACTAAAGGTCTTCATAAATTTCAAGATGTCGACGGCAGAGATCGCACCTACGAATTAAATCGTGTAATGATGGCCGCGGCGACCGCTTCAGGTGAAGGTCCTAATGAAGTAATAGACTTAGATAGCGAAAGCTGGGTAGGTACTTTTAATACAGCAATGCCCTACACTGAAGAAGAAGCAAATATGCTAAAAGCCGCATACAAAGCAGTTGGTTCAAAATGGGAAGATATGAACAAGGGCGATTTAGAATCAGTAGAGTTACCTTCTATCAACACAGAAAGTCCAGTAAAACCTTTCAAGGGTTACAAGAGGTAATACATGGCATCGATAAATGTCCCAGTCAAAGGCTTAACAGGATTGATAAACATCCTAGCACTAGACACTGCCAATACCATTGCAGAAGTTGCAACAGCGGCTTCCGCGGCAGAGGGACTTACTGTTGGCTACTATGAAGTGATGTCACTTGAACGCAACCCCGATTCAAATTCAGTAGATGCACCCACTGATACTATAGCCTCACTTAATTTTGTAGGTGCGTCAGGTACGGACCCTTTCACTGATATCGATGAAGATACTGATATTTTTTATTTCAAGCCCCTACAGGCAGGACAGACTAAACAGTATCTACAAGAACAAAGAATAGATATTGCAGAATTAAAACGACAAGGTGGACCTACAGCAAATACAAGTTTGCCCTGTTATAGAACATTAAACACAGCGAATTTAAGTTTATTGCCCTCTGTTTATGTAGGCAATACTTCTACGCCTAACCCACATCCAAGTGGATTGCAAGAAGGAAGACCCTGGGAGTAATAAATGGCAGAACCAACACCAGCAGACGTAAAACCTTGGTATTTACGTAACATAACAGAAGCACTAGCACTTGATACTGTTAGCGGCAATGTCTATCTACGTACAGATTCAAACGTAAGCATAGGTAATGCTAATATCATAGTAGGCAATGTTGGTATCACAAGTTTTGGCAACGTAGACATATCAGGAAACACACTTCCTGTCATTATAGATTCGGGTAATGTCACAGTAAGTGGTTCTGTAGATGCCAACATCACAAATGCTAATATTGAAGTCACACAAGGCACAGATCCTTGGGTAGTGTCTGGTAATGTTGGTATCAGTGGTACTGCCAATGTTATATTAGCAGACGATGCCAGCGTAGTCATCTCGGCATTTAGCGGCGCAGTAGCAGACGCATTTGGACGATTGAGAACAAGCGAACCTTACACACTATTTGATACACGATCACGATATTATGACCATGGACAGTTCGCAAGCAATACATCAGGCACAGCCAATGTAGTATATGTTGCTAACCAAAGTAGTTATCAACTCAATGTAGGTAGTGCTTCAGGTGACAGCGTGTTGCGTGAAACACTCAAACCATTCCCTTATCAGCCTGGCAAGAGCCAACTCACATTAAACACATTCTGTATGAACACACCCGAGCCTAACTTGCGTCAGCGTGTAGGCTTGTTTGATAGTAATGACGGTGTGTTCTTTGAGAACGATGGTACATATAACTATATGGTCATTCGTTCAGGATCATATGGTTCGGAAGAAAGAGTCAGACAAGATGCGTGGAACGTTGACACATTAGATGGACTGGGTGGTGCATCTAATCCTTCAGGTATCACATTATATCCAGATCGCACACAGATCATGTTTGCCGATGTTGAGTGGTTAGGTGTAGGTAGTGTTCGTGTAGGATTTGTGATAAATGGTGCTTATATTATTTGTCATCAGTTCAATCATGCTAACCAAGTTGGCAATACAAAAGTTTACATGACTACAGCAACATTGCCTATCAGATATGAAATTACTAACACTGGTACAACTACTGGCAATAGCATGATGACACAGATTTGTAGTTCTGTCATCAGCGAAGGTGGTTTTCAGTTAGCAGGATCAGGCAATCCTAGAGCAGCCTCACATGTGATAGGCACTCCTGTTAGATTACCTAACGATGAAAGTTTCTTACCTGTACTTTCTATAAGATTGAAAAGCACTAATCTAAACGCTGTCGTCATACCTATGAACTATTCGATAGTTCCCGTGTCAGGAAGTTTGTTCCAATATCGTGTCTATAAAAAAGCAATCACAAGCGGTGGTAGTTGGGTAAGTTCAGCGGCAGATAGTTCAGTAGAATATAATCTAGCGCCTACAGCATTGGTTAGCGGTAGCATCGCAGAACAAACTTTTTTGAATAGCACTAATCAAAGTACAGGTGCGCCCATACAAGAACCATTCACTTTTGAATATCAGCTTGAGAGAGATCCGTTCACAGGCGTAGCATATGAATATACTATAATGATGGCTACAACTGGTACTAACCAAGATGTCTACGCAAGTATTGAGTGGCAAGAAATCACGTAACGTGAATGATAAAACTAATCATTTGGGACTTAGATGGCATATTATGGGAATCTAGTGTAGGTGAAACAAACTCTACTGGTGACATAAATCATAAAGCCATACAATTCATAAAACAAACCGAAGAATGCGGAATAATACATTCTGTCTGTAGTAAAAACAATCTAGCGAAAACTAAACCCTTCTTAGAATCATTAGGCATATGGAATTTATTTGTTTTTCCTGTCATCGAATATTTGCCTAAAGGACCCGCAGTAAAGAAAATAATAGAAAGCTGTCAATTAAACGAAACTCATGTATTGTTCGTAGATGACAATACAATAAACACCAATGAAGTAAAATACTTTTGTCCAGATATCAGTGTAGAAAATACTACTGACTTTATTGACTCGTTTGATATACCTCAAGGTAAATCAAGAACAGAACAGTATAAGATATTAGAGTTAAAATCATTTGATAAAGATAATCTTACCTTCTTGCAAGACAGTGATATAAAAATCTCTATAACTAATAATAACAATTGTTTTTTATTTTACGATAGAATATGTGAATTAGTTAATAGATCAAATAGACTGAACTTTACTAAAACAAGATTTCCATGCATCGATGATCATTTAATGCCCTATGCACATATTCAGAACAGAAAGAATTATGTAGTATTTGCATGGGACAAGTATGGTTATTATGGATTGATTGGTTATTTCTCTACGGACGAGGCTCTACAACAAATAGAGCATTTTGTTTTTTCTTGTAGGGTATTAGATATGGGGATAGAAAATTATTGTGCAGATTATATCAAGCATACCCTTAAAATACCTTTTGATATTAATATACCTCACCGAGATGTATCTTATATAGAACATGTTGATTTTGAAATTGCTAGCAAAATAATAGATACCAAAGAAGAACTAAAATTTAGCAGTGATGAGCCAAAAGTAAAAATATATGCGGGATGCCTGTCTTTGCCGATATGGTCTAGTTGTAAAACTAATTACATTATACAACCTATGAATTTTGGTTATCAGCCACATCACAGCAATATAGAAGATAACCCAGAGTTGATTATTATAAGTATAATGAATGAATTAATGATTGATCCTGGATCGTTATCTGATTACATATACAGATGTAACCGTTTTATCGAAATTGCTATTGAGCATAAGAAATCTATATTGCTTCTTATTCCCGAAAGTTTAGGGAAAAACTATACTAACACAGAGTTAGAAATCTATGATTTTTGGAATAAATTAAATTTGGATAGTATCTATGTACCTTTATCCTCTGAAATAGATCATACACATTTCACTAGACACGTTTTGGCTAAACTAGGGTTAAAAATCGATGCCTGGGTAAAAAATAAATTATCACTCACGTAACATCCAATAAATATCTACAGCACATCATGATTAGGAGCAAAGATGGAAATCCCTTACGATATTAACAAAACGCTAGACTTGATCAAACTAAAATTCTATAACGAATGGTTGTACACTGCCCACATTTACGATGAAGGCGACAGTCAATTTCATAAATCACTTACTGCACAAGTAGTCACAGAATATATCGATCCTCTTAACGTTGCTAAAGACGCTAAGATTTTAGATATGGGTTGTGGCCCCGGTTACTTTTTAGACGAGATGAAATCTCGAGGGTATACTGATGTTACTGGCGTGACATTAAGCCCGGGCGATGTAAAAATCTGTAAAGATAAAGGTCATACTATCAAAGGATACGACCTTTCTTTCTTGCCTCAAGGTGAAGGATACTATGATGAAAGTGTAGACTTTATCTTTTGCCGTCACGCATTAGAGCATAGCCCCTATCCTATCTTTACTCTGATGGAGTACAATCGTGTGCTAAAACAAGGTGCCAAGATGTATATCGAAGTGCCTGCTCCTGATTGTGAACGTAGACATGAATTCAATTTGAATCATTATAGCATTCTAGGAACACAACAACTAGCCGCATTGTTGATGCGTACAGGTTTTAAGATCGATCTATTCAACAATATGGAGTTTGAATTGAACGTTCCTGTTGGAGATGAAGAACAGAGAGTCAAAGAACATTATTATTGCATCGTAGTGACTAAGGCTAAACCATTGGATATAAAATGATTTGGCAAATTTAGACAATTTCATTCAGCCGTCTTTTTCGGATAGCAATAAATATTTTGAAAAGGGAAGACGATGGCAACAGAATCATTAATCAAAACGCCTTATCAGAAAACAATATTCAAAACTGATAAGGACTTAGAAGATTTTATCAAGTGCTGTGACCCTGAAACGGGTTACTTACACTTCATGGATAATTTCTTTTACATCCAGCATCCTACTAGGGGTAGTATTCAATATCACCCTTATAAGTATCAGAAACGCTTAATCGACACCTATCATAACTATCGATCATCTATCGCACTGATGCCTAGACAGTCAGGTAAGACTACAAGCGCCGCAGGTTATTTGTTGTGGTATGCTATGTTTATTCCTGATTCTACTATTCTTATTGCCGCACACAAATACGCCGGCGCACAAGAGATCATGCAACGTATCAGATATGCATATGAAAACTGTCCTACACATATCAAAGCAGGTGTCGTAACTTATAATAAAGGTTCGCTCGACTTTGAAAATGGTTCACGAATTGTAAGTGCTACTACAACTGAAAACACAGGTCGTGGTATGTCTATCACGTTATTATATCTTGACGAGTTTGCGTTCGTAAGACCCACTATCGCACAAGAGTTTTGGACTTCTATCACTCCAACACTAGCAACAGGTGGTAAATGTATCATCACTTCTACTCCTAACTCAGACGAAGATCAGTTTGCATTGATCTGGAAGCAAGCAAACAAAATGATCAATTCTCAGGGTGAAGAACAAGAAGTTGGTGTGAATGGTTTCAGAGCGTATCGTGCATACTGGAATGAACAGCCCGGAAGAGATGAAAAATGGGCAGAGGAAATCAAAGCTAAATTAGGAGAAGACAGATTCAATCGTGAGATTGGTTGTGAATTTATTATTGCTGATGAAACTCTGATCAATCCTAATACATTGTTTAAATTAGAGGGCATTGACCCGATCGAAAAGCAAGGTCAGATCAGATGGTTTCAAAAACCTAAAAAAGATCGGGTGTATGTAGTAGGCTTGGACCCGTCGTTAGGTACAGGTTCTGATCCTTGTGCTATCCAAGTGTTCGAAGCAAACACAACTACTCAGATTTGCGAATGGACAAACAATAAAACAGACATTCCAAATCAGATCAAATTACTAAAGCAGATAAACGAATATATCGTAGAGTGTACAGGTCAACCAAACAACTTGTACTACTCTATCGAAAACAATAGCATCGGTGAAGCCGCATTGATCTCATTAAGAGAGTTTGGTGAGTCTAATATTCCTGGCATCTTTATCAGCGAACGGGGCAAGAAGCGTAAAGGCTACACAACTACACAAAAAGTAAAATTATCGGCTTGTGCCAAGTTTAAAACCCTACTTGAAAGCAACAAATTGCGAGTAAATAGTAAAGCACTTATAAGCGAATTAAAAACATTTGTTGCGTCTGGTGGCAGTTATGCAGCCAAGATCGGTGATACAGACGATCTGGTAATGGCTACACTATTAATAATTCGGATATTACAAGATATCGCAGACTATCATCAAGACTTGGGCGAACAGATCAGAGATCACGATGAAGTGATTCCTCCACTTCCGTTCTTTGCCGTCATTAACTAAATTGGACTAAATATCTATATGGCCATTGATCAAGAATCTTTTAATACTAGACTATACGAACTCTTAAAGGTGCGGGGCTACGATCCTGTACCTAAAAATTCTAAAAACGAGCGATCTAACCCGCAACAAGCTGATGTCTTTGAGTTTACCTTCAAAAAAGACGGTGAAAGCTATGGTAAAGCGTGGGCAACTATAGATCAAGCCTCGCAATTAAAACTATATTACGATGACGAGCAAGCAGAAAGCCCTCCTGGGAAGACTAAAGGGCTTGACTATGATGATTCTTGGTCTGGCTTCTTAAAGCATTTGAAACAATGGACATTATCTAAGCAACTAGACTTTGACTTACAAAACAGTGATCGTTTAGGTGATGACATGCGTCAACGGGACTACTACAAAATGAAAGAAAAAATGAATGAGGGATATCACCCTATCAACAAACAAACAAGTTATAGCGATAGCGTACCAAACGTAAAAATCATTATTCAACATGATAAGAAACTTGAGGAAACTGATCAACGTTTCAGAAATATCGCTAAGATTTTTGTTGAGAACCAAGAAGGTGAGAGATTTGTAGTTCCCACTAAGCGTCCCGGTATCGCACGTGTATATGGTCGTCACGTAGCAGAAGGTGGTACTCCTTATGACGAGCGTGGCCGTCACATCACTCAATTAGTAGAAGAATTTACCAAGATGGCTGGCTTTGTACGTGCTACCAAGAACGGCGAGTTTACAGAATCAGTACAGCAATTAGTGAATGAGGGTGTTAAACATCACCAGTCATTAAAAGAAACACTACAAAAGATGCAAAGCCATAGAGGCTACAGTCATTATTTTGAGTCTTGGACTCCAACACTTATGGAAGACGAGTCTGATCCTACAATCGCTGAAATGTTTTCTACAGAAACTATCGATCCAAGAATCGAAAGTGTATTACCTATCTTAAACAAATTAAACAGACAAGTTGTTTCTGAGATTGCAGAAGTAAATGAACTAGCCGCTTGGGCAGAAGAACTTACTGAAGGCGAATCTGAAGAACGTCCTTATATCTGCGTACATGCCAAGAAAGGCAAGCACGAATGTACGGCTAGTTCATCATATGAAGCCGCAAAGAAAGCCGCGGAACATTGGAAATTAAAATCAACTGCTGGTATCGATGCACACTTAGCAGACGTTAAGCACTCTACTCAACACATTGAAGAAGCAGAAAAAAGAGATACACACTGCTCAGACAAGTGCTGTGGTTCGGACGTTAAACGAGAAGACTGTAACTGTCCACCAGACTGTAAAGGTTGTAACTGCAATGCAAAGCTAAATGAATCTGCACCTTATGAACCTTCTATCAGTCAAATGAGTGATGAAGATTTAGCCGAGTATATTTTTAAAGACACAATTGATACACCAGATACATACAAAAAAGCAGTTATGTGGGTTAAGCAAAATAGAGAAGAAGCAGAAGAAGCCGCTAACGAAATCTCTATGGATCATGCTGAACCGGGTGACGAACTTAACGAAGGTTCAGTCCATGTCATGTATATTAACGGCAAACCGATAACAAAATATGCTAGTATTAGTGATGCCGAACGTGATCTAAATTACATGACCGGAAAATATCCTAAGCATAATATAGAACTCAAAATAGAAAAAGACCCTGCTGATAAAAAGACCGCCGGCCTTGTAGGTGAAGCGCAATTGCTTGAGCAAGGATTATTATCAGATAGTGATATAGCAGAAAAAGTCAGTAAATTTATTGATGAGATCAATTCAAAGCATAAAGAATCAGACCGTGCCGCAGTGATTAAAGAAAAGATCAAGTGGTTAAAGCAAGAAGCAAAGCGTACTAAAGACAATGCACATAGAAGCAATCTTGCGAAAGAAGTAAAACTGCTAGGAGCATACTTACAAAGCGGAGAGATTCCTAATACCGGTGCTCAAAGCGCATATGATGCCGCAGTCTCAGCCGCTGATAAAAAGATTGGTAGAGGAGCACAAGATAGGGAATCCGAAGGTCCAACTAAAGGACATGTAAGTATCGCTAGAGCATTGTCTGGTATCATTGGAGCCGCTACTGGAATGCCAGTAGGTGTAGCAGAAGAACAAGTAGACGAGTTTGATATGTCTGGTTGGGAAGATGATCGCCCTAAGAAATATAACCCTCGACTAGTAGACAAAGACACTGGTGAAGAGATCAAGTTACCTGCTAAACTTAAAGACTTTAGAGGAGACGAAGTTATTGTTGTAAGTTTTCAAGCTCCTCACAAACCAAGTTCGACAGGCAGAGTTTATACTAAAGACGGTGGTTCTTTCTTCCCTAGCGTAGTCAATGCTAAGATCGTAGATCATGAGTGGGACGATCCTGACAATCTAGATGAAGAAGTTGAACAGATTGATGAAATTTCGGCAGACCTTGCAAGAAGGGCGGCCGACAAAGCATACACTAAAGCTGATGTAGCAAGCAAGAAAACTTATCCTGCTCAAAGTGATGCCGAAAAGAAAGCAAACATTCAGGGTCGTAAGTTTGATCGCTATGCAAACAAAAAGCAAGATGCGATGGACGAACTTGAAGAAGATTTAGATGCTAATCAGAAACGTGCAGGACAACTTGGGCCTACCGAAAAAGTTAAAAACAACAACATCGGCAAACTCGTAGGCAATGAGAGTGTAGAAAGATTCGATGAGAGCGAAAAAGCACTCGAGGATATTCTGAGATTAATTCGTTAAATTAATTACGACCGCCGAAGGCTTTTCCAGCTTCGGCGATACCAAATGATCCTAAAGTAACTATTACGAAAGAAGTATAGATGGTGTCAGAGATAACAAAGTCTCTGCCCATATAAGCTGTTACTAAGTCAACAATACCAAACGCAACCATCATAAAGAATGACACGAATCCAATAATAGATTTCTCATTTATATGGTTGTCATCCATGAACAACCCACCAATACGAAACTTCTCTTTGGGTTTAGCCTGCAAAGCCGCTACTTTAAGTTCCTTGGTCAAGGCTTCCATCTCTTTAATCTTGTCATTTGCTTCATCTAATTTCAAAAGCAAGTCGGTGTACTTGTCAAGATCCAAGTTTTCAATCACATTTTTGTTGTCGTTATCGGTGACCGTATCGCTCATTTTGTTACCCTAAATGTATTCAAAGACGCAAATAAAATTTTCAGGTCACTGTGAACGCAATAAATATGATTGCATTGAGTGACTCTTGCGTCTGTAATGTTAAAAAGTTCTCGCAAAACTATTTATCCATTCTTTCGCAAGGGTTATATGCATATTTTTTGTGTAAACACCCAAAATCAATCGAAAAACTGATAAATGGGCGAATAAGGAATAAATATGTATTGACACAAAGAGAAATCTATTATAGACTATCTAAGTGTTAAAAGTTTTCTCAATGAAAGCGAAACAAGTAAGATGATGGCATCTTGCGACAACACAAACTTAACTAAACTTAGGCACATACAATTAGGAGAAACAATATGGCAAGTCTAGCAGACATTCGTGCCCGTCTAGCGGCACAAGAAAATCGTTCTACACAGAACTATCCCCAATCAGACGGAGCAATCTATCCTCACTGGAAAATGGACGAAGGTGCAACTGCATCTATTCGTTTCTTGCCAGATGCGGACGGAAACAACTCTTTCTTTTGGGTAGAGCGTCAAATCATCAAGCTCCCATTCAACGGAGTCAAGGGTGATCCTAACATGAAACAAGTCACAGTTCAAGTACCATGCGTTGAAATGTTTGGTGAAAACTGTCCTGTTCTTGCAGAGGTTCGTCCTTGGTACAAAGATGAGACACTTAAAGAGATGGCTAACAAGTATTGGAAGAAGCGTTCTTATATCTTCCAGGGCTTTGTTCGTCAAAATCCTATCGGTGATGATACTACTCCTGCAAACCCAATTCGTAGGTTCGTCATTTCACCACAAATCTTCCAGATCATTAAATCTTCATTGATGGATCCTGAGATTGAAGAATTGCCAACTGACTTGATGCGAGGTCTGGACTTTAATGTTCGTAAGACTTCAAAAGGCGGTTACGCTGATTACGGTACATCTTCATGGGCACGTAAAGAATCTGCTCTTACTGAAGTTGAACAAGCCGCAATCGAAGCACATGGTCTTTTCAATCTAGCAGACTTCTTGCCCAAGAAGCCAAGCGAAGCAGAACTGCGTGTCATTAAAGAAATGTTCGAAGCATCAGTAGATGGTCGTCCATACGATAATGACAAGTGGGGTGCATACTATCGTCCATATGGACTAGAAGCACCAGCTGGTAGTGCAAGTTCAGATGATTCTGACTCTGACTCAGCTCCAGCGACATCTGCACCCGTAGCCCAGGCACCTGCCCCGGCTCCAGTAGCAGAACCTGCTCCCTCGACTGCTCAAGCATCAGGACCTTCTAGCGACAAAGCACAGGATATTCTTGCAATGATTCGTGCAAGACAGCAAAACGCTAGCTAAAGAGTGTGGGGGAGGCAACTCCCCCATTTTTGATTAGGAGATTTTAAAATGACATTACCAGACGAAAGATTTCGAGCTTTAAAGCAAGGAAAGAAACTTTTAGAGGAACTTTGCGATCCAGGTAAGACTCCTAGAGTACCCAGCGTAGTTAGAGACAGGGCTCGCGGAGCACTGAGGCATTATCCTAGTGATTATGATTTAGATCAAATCGCAGATAATTGCCCAGATATCCTTGACAAAGTTTCATTTGCAGATAGACTAGCACAATCAAATAACCGATAGGAGGAAAAGTGGCTAAACCTTTTGATGTTTCCAAATTTAGGAAAGACATAACCAAGTCCATCGAAGGACTAAGTATTGGATTTAATGATCCAACAGACTGGGTTTCGACTGGTTCATACGCACTCAACTACCTTATCTCAGGAGACTTTCACAAAGGTATCCCTCTAGGTAAGGTAACAGTGTTTGCGGGTGAATCTGGCTCAGGCAAATCATATATTTGTTCAGGCAACTTAGTGCGTCATGCACAACAACAAGGCATCTTTGTAGTCCTTGTTGACTCAGAGAACGCACTAGATGAAGACTGGCTGAAAGCGATCGGTGTAGATACTTCAGAAGATAAACTTTTGAAACTGTCTATGTCAATGATCGATGACGTTGCAAAAACTATTTCAACCTTTATGAAAGATTACAAACTTTTGGATGAGAATGATCGACCAAAAGTATTGTTTGTAATCGACTCACTAGGTATGTTGCTGACACCGACTGATGTTGACCAGTTCGATAAGGGTGATATGAAAGGTGACATGGGTCGTAAGCCCAAGGCACTGACTGCACTTGTTCGTAACTCAGTCAATATGTTTGGTGCACACAACGTTGGACTAGTAGCAACTAATCACACTTATGCATCGCAAGATATGTTTGACCCTGACGACAAAATCTCAGGTGGTCAAGGATTCATCTATGCATCTTCTATCGTAGTAGCAATGAAAAAGTTGAAACTCAAAGAAGATGAAGATGGTAACAAGATCAGCGAAGTACGTGGTATCAGAGCCGCTTGTAAGGTGATGAAAACACGTTACGCAAAACCGTTCGAGGGTGTACAAGTTAAGATTCCATATGAGACAGGTATGAATCCTTATTCTGGACTAGTTGATTTGTTTGAGAAAGCAAATCTTCTTAAGAAAGAAGGCAACAGGCTCACATACGTAGCACAAGACGGTACCGAACTGAAGTTTTTCAGAAAGGGCTGGGAATCTAATAGTGAAGGATGTTTAGACAAAGTTATGGCTGAATACTCTACTGTAAAAACTCAACTTGATTCAATAAATAACGAAGTTGAAGAAATTACAGAAGAGGAAGCATAACATGAATCTAGTTGATTTAAACGAAATTTGGTCTTTGATCAAACCCAGTCTCAGAGACGGCGACCCAAGAGAAGCCGCAGACCTAGTTGTACAACATCTTATCGATGTTGAAGGTCATACTTTTGCAGAGATTAAGAAAGCATTTGGTAACGATCCAGATATCAAAGAAGCACTTTCTTACTTTACTACAGAAGAGGAGTACGAAGAGGAAGAAGACTGGGGTGACGAGGATGATGAAGACGAACTTGAATTTGAATAATCTATGAATTGGTACACACGCATCACACACGATCTTTCAGTAATTCCTGACTTCATCAGTCATTACGAAAATGAATTGATTTCATCTAAATCCGATGTCAGGGTAAGCGGCGTTGTTGAAAAACAAATTGCCGCTTTACCCGGCATTACCGAACACCGATTTAATCAATTGCAAGAGATTGAAGCAGTCTTAAATTATCTTAATATCAGATTAAGAAAAATCCGCAGAACACATTTCCAGAAATATCTGGAGAAATATAACAGGGCCCTTACTAGCCGTGATGCTGAAAAGTATACTGACGGTGAGGACGAAGTTATCGACTTTGAATACCTAATCAACGAAGTAGCATTATTACGTAACAAGTATCTTGGTGTAATGAAAGGCTTAGATGCTAAACAGTGGCAACTGGGTCATATCGTCAGACTGCGTACCGCGGGCATGGAAGACGTAACCGTATCGTAAGTCATTGATTCTAATAGGATCGTAAGTTGTTGATTCTATTAGGAATCCAAAAAAAGTTGAAAAATATCCAAAAAAGTGGATAAAAAGGCTTGACTTTGGGTTGGATTGGGTTCATAATGTGTACATAGACTGAGAAAACGGAGATCGTTATGACTACTGCAATCACTGAAACCCAAGTTCTTGACATTCACGTAGAGGCTCTTCAGGCCGCTAAAAAAGCAGAATCAGACTTTATCTCAAAGCACGGTGAACCTTGGTACTGTGGCTTTGCTTGGGTCGATGTTTACGGAGTTCGTTCTAACAGCAAGTTGGGCAAAGCCCTGCAGGCTGTAGGTTTTGATCGTTCATCTTATAGCAAATCTCTCAAACTTTGGAACCCGGGCGGTTCTGGTACCCAGTCAATGGACGTTAAAGAAACCGGAGCCCGCGCATATGCTGATGTCCTTCGCAAGTATGGCATCCAAGCATATATGGGTTCAAGAGCCGATTAAAAGGCTTGACATTGGTTCCAAAATCCATTATAATTATATCTTACACTGACACACACGGAG